CATAAACTTTGCACCCTCTACCTCAAAGGTAAAGTGGTCTCTTAACTCATACTCAATATGAGGTTCCGAATCAATTTTTAAAAATACTTCGTTAGACTTAGATATAACGACGTTAGCTGATGTATCAATCACCTAGTCCATGCATCTAAGGTTATTTATGAAGTTATGTCAAGCCCTAACCTAGTCCAGAATTAAATCGCATAAACTCTATTGCATTCTTAACTTGATACGTTCTATTCTGTATCATCTTAAGAATACTCTCTAAGTATACCAACATTGTATCATAGTAATCTATCTTGAGAGATGAATTAGAAAGTTTTTCATCTGCATCAAGATACTTGGTCATTGTATCTTTATCTCTTATCTTTTTACCAAAAGGATTCTTAACATATACTTCTGGGTCTGCTTTCCCACTAAAATACTCATACCGTTCATGACGGATATTTTTTCTTTGTTGTTCTGCTTTCTTTCTTAACAAATAAATTGTATTATATAATTCAAAATACTTCGCATGAAGAGAGGGGATATTTAACGACTCTGTATGGAGTTCGTCTGGATCTATTTTTGAATCTTTTTCCCACATCTCTTGAAGTTTCTCAAGATCAATGTTCATAAAATGTTATTTTCTAAATCAGTAAGGTTGTATATAGTATACTTGAAAGCTACGTCTGCTGTAAAGTACTCAACATCTGTATCAGTTGCATCGAAAGATACAGTTGACAAGCTATAAGGGAATAGGTCATTGAATACTACTTGAAACTTAGGGACTAGATTACTACTCAATATCTGAAGTGTTCCATCAGAATAAATTTCATCTCCTTCTTTTCCAAACTTTGATATACCAAGAATAGATTCTTTTTCTAAATCATCAAACTCTTTTAGACTGTCTGGAAAACCTAAACCTCTAATCCAATTTTGCAATTCCATATAGTTCACTAGATCTTCATCAACAAGAAATCTTAAATTAAGATCTCCAAACTCAATCTTATCACCAGGCACATCAATATCTTTTAGATATGATGGTTGCACAGCAATTCCTAGATCTAATGATGGTATGTTTGCTTGATTGCAAAAGAACGCAACACCAGGAGCTCTCTTCAATCCAAACTTAAACCCAACTGGTGAGAGAAAGTTTCGATTATCAATAGGAGTTCCTGGTCTTTCAGCAGGTGGTTTTCTCTTAGGCATTATTCAGTAACTACAGTTGCACCTATGAACCCACCATTCTTACCTTCTTTACCAGTTTGCTTGACCATATTGTCAGCATTGGTTTTATTGGTTAGTTGAGTTCTATCAGCATATGTTTGAGTCCAAGTAGATGGAGACTTCCAATATACATCCCCTGAAACCAAAACACCTGGTTTTTTAATGTGATAAGGCATTTTTCTTCGATAGATTTTAACTATTTCTATTTATAGACCTTTGTGTGAAATCAATTCCTTCCATGTGGTCATATTCATGTTGGAATATTCTAGCAATAAATCCAGTTAGTTTAATTTTATGAGACTGTTTCTGTTCATCCTCATATTTTATCACAACTGAACTAGGTCTAGGTATATCTAAAAATAACTCTGGATAAGAAAGACATCCTTCTTCCATTGTTACTACCTCTTTAGATTCTTTTATAATCTTAGGGTTGAAGCAAGTAATCGTATCTTGTGATTCCATATTTGAAATCATTACAAATACTCTTTCTTTTATACCTAATTGATTAGCAGATAATCCCACACCATTGTAATGAAACATATTTTCATGCAAGGTGTATACTAATTTTGAACGATCTAAATTATAACTACATCCTTTGATCTTATGATGTAGTAGAGGATCTTCAGATGGGATTAGAGGTATTATCATCTTAGTATTTATTATAGCACAAAAAAAAGACCCTGCCGAAGCAGAGTCTTTGTAAGAATATAAGCGTCTCGCTTACATAAGGTTCTTAACAGCAACACGTCTGTAGTAGCGGTTAGCATTAACGTTAAGAGCACCAAGTCCTTGAGTAAGACCTTCTGCAAATGGGTTAGCAACAAGACCATATCTTGTCTTAAATCCGATTTTTGGCTGGAAGGTGTTTTCTCCAACTGCACGAACCATCTGTAGTGGAACATATGGGCAGTAGAATAGACCTGCATCATAAGGAGATGAACCCTTATAACCAACAACGTAGTACTGATTACCACCTTGAGGACCGCCAGCACCAACTAAGTTAGCAGCATATGGGTCGATGTATACTCTGTACTTACCTTGTAATGTACCAGCAAATGTATTACCAGTATCATCAACGTTAAGGTTAGCGTTGAGTGCAGGGGTGTAGTCAAGTACACCAGCCATTGTAAGTGCAGAAGCAACGTCAGCAGAACAAAGGATGATGTTACCCTTTCCACGACGAGTTCTTTGTGCGATAGCGTTAGCATCACGCTCAATTTGGAATAGAAGACCCTTGAACTTCTCAACAGACCATCTTCCGTTTGAGTCGATGTCTAAGTCGAACTGACCAGGAGTTGCTACGTTTTGTACAGCACCTTGCTCTGCAGTCTTGTAGATAGTTCTGATAACTTCTCTGTTAATTTCAGCAAGTATCTCAGTACTAAGAATGTTAGCAAGTTCTGCTTCTGCATTAAGACCATGAATAGCTTTCAAGTCCTGAGCAAGCTCTAGTGAGTACTCAGCCTTGAGGGCTCTTGACTTAGCAGTAACAGTGACCTTCTCGATTGAGAATGCCATCTGGTTGAACTCATTATTAGTTGCGATGCCAAGCTTTTCAGCGTGGTCTGTACGCATACCCTGACCAGTTGTATAGTCAGTTTGAGATCCACCAGAACCAACTGGGTTAAGAACAGCAGGGTTAGTACCTGTCTGACCAGTTGTACCCATACCAGCATTAACGTCAGTTAATCCAGCAGTTAGGTTGTGTGAGTTGTTCTGTCCAGAGAACGCTGAGTTTACCTCATCGTAGAAGGTCTCTTCGCCTTCCATGTTCTTGTAACGAGAACGCATTGCGAAGATAAGTCCAGTAGGACCACTCATTGGTTGAACACCAGCAAGGTCATATGCGACCAAGTTTGGCATTGCACGTCTAATCAATGAGATTAGAACGGGGTCGAAACCAGCAACAGGACCAGATGCACTAGCACCAGCAGAGAAACCTGCATGTGTACCAGAGTTGGTATTGTTTGTTGGTTGCTCAGTAAGCATTGAAGTACCACCTTCAAATGCTTGCTGCTCTCTTAAAAATTTTTCTTGGTTTTCTAGCAGGACTGCGGTAACGGCCTTTCTATGATTATCCTTGATAGGGTCCATGCCCTCGTAATCTAGTAAAGGAGCCCACTTTTCCTGCAACTGTTCTGATTGGAACATTTGCTTTAGTTAATAGGTTTACTTAATTTTGAAATCAGTTATTTTGCTAATCCACGTAGAGTGTTCATATATGCAGCCATGGTTCCTGATACATCAGCACCAGCATGATCTACACCTTCTGATAGACTCTCAGACTTAGCACTTGCTGGAGTATTTTTCTTAGAAGGGAAATAAGATTCCTTCAAAGTTTCCAACTTTTCACGATAAGATTGCTCACTTGCAAACTCTACACTTTCGGAAAGTGAGGCGAGTTTTTCTTTCTGAGTGTCAGCAAGACCTTCAGAAACTGATTCAAGAATACCTTCCGCAACAGCACCAGCTAGGCGTTGATTAAGCGAAACATTTTTCTCAATCTGCTCGTTGAGTTTTGTTTCCATGTCATCTAGTTTTTCTACCATGCTCTCTAGCACATCATATTTATCTTCAGGGAGTGATACATAATGTTCTTCAAAAAGACTCTTAAGACCAGTCATAAAGGACTCGGTGAGTTCTTCTTTAAGACCGCCTTCTACTGCAAGTTGGTTCTCAGTGAACCACTCGTCAGAGACATATTCGAGGTAAGAATCAACACGCTCATTTAGAGCACCTTTGATTTCTTCAACTTCTTCAAGAAGTTTTGCCTCATATTCGGCATCGAGTACTTCTTTAATCTGTACTACTTTGCCTTTAACTGCTGCTTCAAGGATTGTTTTTGCTTTTTCCTTGAATGCTTCAGAAAGCTCTTCACCTTCTACAAGAGCACTAACATCATCATCGATGCTAATCTCTGTAAAGTCAGGTGCTTCTGCAACAGGTGCTTCTTCTTCAGATACAACTTCTTCTGTTGCTGTTGGCTCTTCTGCCACAACTTCATCAGTTGTTGTTTCCTCTTCTTCAATTACAGATTCATCAGAAACTTCTGTTTCCTCAGCTTTTACGGCTTTCTTGTTAACTACATCTCTAACTTGTTTTAGAGTTCCACCTGCTGGCTTCAGCTTTGCTGAATCATCATCAGGCTTGTAGTTATCTGGTGTAGGTCCACCTAGATCTTCCACCTGGGGTGAATTGTCAGGTGTAGAAACACTAGATGCATTACTACCTGCTTTAGGTAGTGGATCCCCTGCTTGTGCTTTTGAATTCACAGCAGTATTGGATTGCTTCGTGCCTACTTCCATTTCTTGTAGTTCGTTGCCACTAGACATTTGGGTAATCTCCGATTTTTTCTGTAACTAAAATCTATATTTATTTATAAACGCAGTATTTACAATGAATTTATAAACTCATTGAAAAGACTTAATTTATGCTCTTCGAGTCTTTTTTGGGTTGCAAGAGACTCAATCTTGTTTCTAGCTTCGTTAGCAAGTTGCTCACGAAAACTATTTCCTTCCCATATCCACTCTTTACCTTCCATAATACCCTCAACAAATGCATCGGGTGCAGAAGGATCAGCAACTATATCTGCTGCTGTTGCTAACATAAAGTCATCACCAACAACATTAAAACCCTCTTTAGTAGGTTTTAAAGAACCAATACCACGAGAGGAAACACCGAGTTTTACGCCTTCTCCTATAAGAGACTTTGCAATTGAACCCATTGGTGTATCAAGAATCTTTGCTTTTCCAACAAAGTTAGAACCAGATTCTTTTAAAGAAACGATCTTATGTGAAACCCTATCAAGGTTTACAGTAGGACCATCGATGACCTAATTCTCCAAGTGCTCTTCCAGAAGTAATATTAGATTCGTTATATCTGGCAACTTCACGTTGTAAAGTCTCCATAGGATACATTCTACCATTACGGTTTTTAATGTTTCCTTGTAGAAAGATACCTTCGATATAAAGGTTCTGCTTCCCATTCTTTAATTTTTCAGTAATAAATTCTACTGATTCTATTTCTTCTCTAATGAGTTTCATTGCGGATCATTTACGTCCTATTTTTTTATTTATAATTACTGGTCTGTTGATGCGTTATCAGCAGCAACTTCTCCACTAATATTAGCAGCAGCATCTGCAACAGCATTTGCAACTACAGTTTCATCTGATGGAGTCTCTTCTGGTGTTTCGTCATTACTTCCAAAAGTATCAGCAGCTACATTAGGTCGAGCAGCATCGACTTTTGAAGAAGATTTAGCAAAAAGTATATCTTTTATTTTGTCACTAACTGCTGCTGGTGATTCATCAGCAATTATCATGTCCATAATTTCATTTGATATTTCAGGCATAGTAAAATAATAGTGTCGCCGTGTTATTTATAAGCTATCAGCAGCATAGTAATTTGACTCCATAATCATCGCAAATAAAATACGTTTCATATGATTTAAATCTGCTGTCGATTCTTGTTGATGAGATGGTCTTGCACCTGAAATAGGTCTATTCTCTTGATAAAATAATACTGAATTATACAACAATTTAACATCGCTTTCCGTTAAATTAACCGAAAAACGATGCTCTTCACTTCTATCTGGATTAATTGGCACTAGATTTCGCCACCTTTAGGTTTGGTTACACTTGCATCTAAATCTGCTGTCGCTGCATTAACTTCAGTATCTCTTACATTTACGTCTGGTTCCATGACTGGTTGACCTAAATCACCCATTTCTTGTGGTCTAAATCCACCACTACCTTCTGGATCTAGCATCATTTCTGCTGGATCAGGTATAGTACCATCCTTAATTTCCTTCTTAATAATCTTATCTTGTTCGATTATTTCCTCATCTGTTTGACGCAATACCTTACGTCTTACATAATCTTGAGAGAAATATTTACCAACATAAGGTTCAACTGTAGCAAGCAAACCTAATCTTTCATTCATTAGTTCTGCTTCTTTTAATTCAGTAAAATGATTATCGTATAAGAAATCAAACTGAATATGCTCACTCATTACCTCCCAGTCTTCTGGAGTAACAATATTTTTAAGTAAACATTGAGTTCTCAACATGTCTATGAATAGACCTGAGAATCTCTTTCTTAAACGACCAACAAACTTACTGAACTTAACTTCATCCCTTAATATCTCTGAGGATCTTCCCAGATTGAATCCTCCCTCTCCGTCCATTCTTGATGGGGGTACATTGAGCGACCTATATAATTTCTTTTTGAAGTACTCAATATCCGTGATCTCCCCAAGGTTCTGACCTCCAGGAAGAGTAGAAATTTCAGTGCCACGACCTCCTTCCCTTCTAGGGAGCCAGAAATCTTCAAGCATTGCCATGTACTTTTTGTCATCACGGATTTCTCCTGTGTTAGCGTCGTATACAAGTTTGTTACGATATCGCATCATCACGTCACGGAGATATTGCTCTGCCTTTACCTTCGGTAGATTTCCAACATCAATATAAAAGATTCTTCTTTCTGGTGCTCTTGATAGTCTGTAAATAACCAAACTATCTTCAATCATTCTAAGTTGATTGAGTGATTTGATTGCTTTATGAAGATAAGAGAGTGTTGACCCCTTATTTCTATCAACTAACCCACTAGTAGCATATGCAATAGAATCTTTTGTCATTTTGATTCCTGCATTTGCACCACCCGCAGCAGTTACATTCGCTGTTGGGTAAGATACTTTTGGATTATAAACAAAATACTCTTCAATCTCAGGAAAATCATACTCCATTGGGTTATCATTTTCCAATCTCCCACTCAATTTATACTTATCACTTTCTTTTTGCTTCTGCTTACGAACAAAACGCATCTTCATTGCGTCAATATACCTTAATTCCTGTATCCCTTCTTCTGGTTTCTTGAAATCTATTACTTTATGATAATATATTTTACCATCAACATACCAATTTCTATAAATCTCATGTGCTTTTTTATCAAAATCCAATAAATCTAAAACATATTTAAACTCTTGTCTAATTTTATTCTTTATACCATCACTTGCATTTAAATGGTCTAAATCTAATTCTACTGGACTGTCATTAGTATCAGAAACTATCGCTTCATGAATAACATCTTCAATAGCACTGTCCACTTCTGGATGCAGTGCCATTTCACGATATCTTTTAATCAATTCAAACTCAGTTCTGAAGACACCTTCGATATCTACATATGAACCAAAAAAACCACTACTCATATAGTAGTCATTCCCGTCCTCATTTGATTGAGGAACGGGAGAGACCGCATTGGGTGATAGTGGTTCAGTGTCCTCTATCGAGAACCCAAATAACTTAGCCATAATTAATGTTGTTTTTTACTATTTATTAACCGTTAGGACTGCCTGATCCAAGCAAGTTTAGTGACTGTACTTGGAATTCTACATCAAACTCCTCTATTGTGTCACCTGTATCGTAGCTTAATGCAATCTCAGATACTGTTGTTGGGAAAATGTCAATGAATTCATATTCCTTTAGAACAGCGTTGGAATCTCCAGTGGAGTCCTGACTTGCTTTCTTAGAACCTCTACCAAGTTGGAATACCTTGGCATTAGTCATATAAGCAGATGGATCAGTAGCACCTAAGTTATTATCTAACTTAGCAATAACTTCTGTCCATGCCTCGAATGCAGTTCTGAGTTCAAAACTTTCATCGTTAATAATGGTTACAGTCCATGTATCAATGGTTCTGTCTCCAGCAACTTTAAAAGTACGACCTCTAAATGGAACGTCAATTGAAGCAATGTTTTGAGCAGGTAATGCTGCTGCTTTGCACATGAATCTGAAATTGTCTGCGTTCCAAGCAATATCATTAGGTAAAGTGGTTAACTCTACCTCGAACAAATTGGGTCTTGCACCACCACCGACGAGTGCTGACTTAAATTGTGAGATGGTTTTGGTATCTCTGGATGTTGCCATGATTTGTTATCCTCCTGTTGTATTTAGATTATAAGGTTAAACTCGACCTGCTACTTCCTCGAAACTAACACCAGTACGGGTAGCAACGAAAGTAAGAGTAACATAGTTGATTGACTTCGCAGGCTTCAGGAAGATGTCTGCTCGGAACTCATTATTATCAATAACGTCAGGTGTATTGTTTGTAGTGTCACAAACAACAAGGAATCCATATATTCCTCTCTTTGCCTCAACGTCACGTAGGTATGGTTCCACAATATTGCGGAAGTTTGCTCTTGTTAACTCATCATTGAGTTCAAAGAGTTGAGCTTCTGCTGCACTTTCAAGTGCTTGCTCGATTGTAAGGAATAAACGACGAACGTTAATTCTATCAAACGCAGATGCATAACCAAGACCTGTCTTGTCACCGAATAATAAGGTTCCAACACCAGGTTGTGTAATAACAGCGTTTACTCTGTTAGGATATAACTTATCTCTTTGTGATTTATCTGGATTATATGCAAGTTTAATTGCATTATTCAGTATACCACGTTGCTGTCCAGCAGGTGAGAACCAAGGATAAGCAACAAGATTAGTTCTTGTCATCAAACCTGCAATGTCACCACTGCAAGGAACATAACGGAATTTGTTATTAAACCTATCATACATGTATTTGTACCCAGAGTCAAATATCGCATAAGATGAAGAACTCAATGTACTGAAGTAATCAATTACATTAGTTGTTTGGGTATCACTATTTGTTATTCCAACAAGATCTCCTCTATGTGGACTGATAGTAGAAACACAATCCTTTCTAGCATTTGAAAGAGAAATCACATAATTTGCTTTTGCTTGTGATTCTGCTTTTGTGCCACATCCTGGACCCATTATGATGTAATCTACTTCTACTTCGTCTTTATTAGAGAACTTACCGTATGAAGTAATCAAATCTGCTAATGCTGCTCCATATCCATTTGTTGCAGAGTAATCTACTCCACCAAATAAAGTATATGTTGCATTACCAACTGCACTGAATGTTACTCCTTGTGCATTTTGTCCCCATAGACCTTCTGCAGTTGTATTCGCTGTAAATCCTGCAGAGAATCCAGTTGCTAATGGTGTTGTTCCCCAATAACTATCGGCAGCAGCAGATGGATTACCACCAGCGTATACATTGTCAGAGAAATCTGCAATATACTGCTCATACCAAATCTTTTGAGGTGAATTAACATCAGATACTGCATCTAATGCCTTTGATAGGTTAGTATGCTTTTCAAGAATCTGTCCTTGAATACCTGTAACTGTTCCTAAATCATCTACCACAACAACGTGAAGTCCGTCGTTCTTACCTGCTCTATCTAAAGAATATTTGTTTGTCTTTGGTTTTCCAGCAATTGACTTCCAGAAAACTGTTGAATTAGTTAATCCAAGAGTCTGTTGGTCATACCAGTCAACTACTGTGTTTACTGCTGCTACAGTACCAACTTTAGTTCCACTGTTATTAATAACATATGCTTGATCAGCAGCTTGGAAAGATGCATAATCAGCACCCTCTTGATAATCAATTGCTGTTTCTGTTCCGTCAGTTGCAACTCTTGATACAATCTTAACATCCGCTACATTAGTAGTTGTGTTAATAGAAGTAATAATTGACTTAAGGTATCCAGTAAATGCTGAAGTACTTCCTGCACCAGGAATGACTACACCATCAAGTGCAGTTGTAACTGCCATACCAACTGTAGCAGAATTGTCGATTGATGCTAAAGTAAGTGTCTGGTCTGCAGCATCATCAATAGTACATACTTTTAACTTGTTTGCCCAAGAACCAGGATTCTTTGCAGCAAAATTAAAGTTTGTTGCCTCTGAATGATTGTTTATATAATCATCATAGTTGTCAATCCTGTTAGCATTGGTCATAGTAGCAGATCCAACACCAACACCAGCATTTGCGTTTGCTAGAGTTGATCCTGCAGTTCTTACTACCTTAAGAACTCCTCCGTAGGAAAGGTAAGATGATGCTGCCATCCAGTATTCATATTGGGCATCACCACTTTTGGGTTCACCAAATACATCAATAAGTTCTTGTTCTGTAGAAATGTCTGTTGCCTCATCAACTGGTCCAATTGCAAATGGTCCTGCAATTGCACCAATGTTATCTAATACATTCTCAGCTCTTCCTACTGTTAAGTCAACCTCCCTGACTAAAAAACCAGGAGATAATTGAGGAGTCGCCATGTTTTTTGTCTCCGATTCTCAGTTAATTAATCTGAAAATATTTATTCAAATCTTCATTTTCATAGGGGAAACTATGCATGAACACCCTAAGACATGTATTCCCACATGTAAGAACGGTCTCCATATTCGTCAGTATGCCACCTATCACCTTGATTATCTACAAAACTATCATCCTCCATTCCATCATCCATAAACCCAAATGGAGCCATATCTTGTTCAATTTGATTCCTCTGTTCTTCGTATAGTTTTTTTCTTACATCTTGATCTGTTAATTCTTTAAAATAGTCTTGTGCAACTAACCATGCATATATTACAAGACACATTGCAAGATCATCATGACATCCTTCTTCTGCTTCAAAAGAATTGTTTTTTTGAATGAATGTAGTCAACTCACTCATAATATCATAGTCACATGATAGAAGTTTATTTTCTTCAATTAATGTTTTTAGATTAAGAGCACCAACCTTTTTAACAGTCTTGGACATCTTAACTCCTAACTGAGTCTTCTTACCAGAAAATCCTTGACCTACAACTTGACCTGCTCTACCTCTCATAGAACACATAAGAAGGTTTTTATACTCTAAATCATAATTTAATATAGATGCTACTTGATCTCCTACATCATTTACTTCACATAAAACAAATGCATCATTATAATTTTTACCTACTTCCTCTATAATACTAGGAAATAGCATTGGTTTAAT